CAATATCCACAAATTGCGGTTCTTCAGGATCGCCAAATTTAATCGGAACAAGCACTGGCAATTATGTAAATAACTGTTCATCTGGCACTGCTTATATTTTGCTTCCTGACCCAGCGGACGTATCTGGCTTTACAGTTGGAAGGATTTTAACAATTACAAATTTGAGGTCAGACCAAAGCATTGTTTTAAATACAAGTGGCTCTTATTCAAATGCAAGACCATTAGGAATAAACAGTGCGGCTGAATCTTCTATTGCTGCCAAGCGATGGATAACCGTACAAAGCAACGGCACAAATTGGTATATTATTTCAACAGGAAGCGCATTGTAAATAACAAAAAAATAAACATGAAACAACTTCTTTCCCTTTTCCTTTTCCTTTTGCCTTGCCTTGCATGGGCACAGTACCCGGGCAATGCAGGACAAAAGATAACACTTGGTGAACAAACGACGGCAGATGGGCTGGTGTATCGGGGCTTAGCGGCTGATACCACGCGCAAGCCTTCCGTGGATACCATGGCGTATATTTTACTTGATACAAATACGAATATCATTTGGCAATATAAAAAGGCGGTTAACAATGCTTGGACAAGAATTAATCTTAGACAATCTGATACAACTTCTTTTAATTACGTTAATACGTATGGAGCGCAAACAGTAAATGGTACTAAGACATTTAATAACAGACTTATTTCTACTAATGCAATGCACTTTGTTGACACGGCTTTATCAATTGTTAGCTTTGCCAAAAAAACAGTGCAGCCGAGTGGCATGGTAGGCGGTGGAACTGGGGTGCTTAGTACAAAAACAGATTATACAACAGGAACATCTCCATTTTCTCTAACCGTTGACCCAACAGGAAGATTTGTTTATGTGGCAAATCAAACTACTAACAATGTATCCATGTTTGTTATAAATCAAACAAATGGTACATTAAGTACAAAAACAGATTTTACGACAGGAACAGACCCTCGTAGCGTAAGTGTTGACCCAACAGGTAGATTTGTTTATGTTGCAAATCGTATTAGTAATACTGTATCCATGTTTGTTATAAATCAATCGGATGGTACTTTAAGCGCAAAAACAGATTATAACACAGGAACAGAACCATTTTCCGTAAACGTTGACCCAACAGGAAGATTTGTTTATGTTGCAAATCGTATTAGTAATACTGTATCCATGTTTGTTATAAATCAAACAAATGGTACATTAAGTACAAAAACAGATTTTACGACAGGAACAGACCCTCGTAGCGTAAGTGTTGACCCAACAGGTAGATTTGTTTATGTTGCAAATCGTATTAGTAATACTGTATCCATGTTTGTTATAAATCAATCGAATGGTACTTTAAGCGCAAAAACAGATTATAACACAAATACAGACCCACGTTACTTAACTGTTGACCCAACAGGAAGATTTGTTTATGTAGTAAACATTAATCCAAGTACTGTATCCATGTATGTTATAAATCAAACTGATGGTACATTAAGTACAAAAACAGATTTTACAACAGGAGCATCTCCAATTTCCGTAAACGTTGACCCAACAGGAAGATTTGTTTATGTTGCAAATAATGGTTCAAATACTGTATCAATGTTTGTTATAAATCAAACTAATGGTACATTAAACACAAAAACAGATTTTACAACAGGAACACAACCACATAGTGTAAATGTTGACCCAACAGGTAGATTTGTTTATGTTGCAAATAATGTTAGTAATAATGTATCTCAATATTTTATGCAATCTTTTAGCGCAGGCGGTGCCTACATTGCAGGCCGTTTATCTGTTGGTGTGGATTCAGCTCAAACAAATTACAGGGTAAATATTGGCACAACTTTTAAACAAGACAGCCTCTTTGTCGGTGGCAGAGTTACAGCAGTTGGTTACACAACAAGGTCAGACATTGACGCAAAGGAAAATATAACTCCTATAAATTATGGCATAAACGAGGTTATGCAATTTGAACCAGTTGCATATAACTATTTAAACGAAGAAAATAAATCACTTGGTTTTATTGCTCAAGACATTGGGCTTATTATTCCCGAAGCCATTTCGTGGGAAACACCTTTCTCCGTTTATTATCAATATTTAATCCCTATTTTAACAAAAGCTATTCAGGAGCAACAAGGTTTTATAAAATCATTGCAACAAAGATTATTAATTCTTGAAAACAAATAACATGAAAAAAATACTTTTCTTTATTTTTCTTCCTTTGTTTGCCTATTCGCAAGAAGTTATAACCGACACGGTTTACATTGAAAAGCAAGGCAATTTATATTATATTGTTAGTATTACTACTTTTAGTGATAGCACAGGAAATATAAATAAACAATTACTTGGTGATTCTTTACAAGCATTGCAGACATTTGTTTATGATGCTGAAAAGCAGGTCAATGCCATTGCTATTTATGCAGCCAAAATAATAACAGGCGGCAAGTACAAAAAAAGAGTGCAATATTTTAGCAACCTTCACCAACAGGTAAGCGGTAAAAGTATTTATGTTTCAACGGCTAAACGAGATTCTATAAACATGGTTGGAAATTGGACATTGGTATTTAATGGGGAAAATATTCTGGGTGAAATACAGTTAAACAATGCCAACAGATTTATTTTTAATCCTGATAACGGCAAGGTGTATTCCATTTCAACAAACCTATTACTCTCCACATTTACCAACCAAATTTCATTTGCCTTTAACGGTGTGCGCTATGATTTATACAAGTTTGCAAATGGTAAATTTGCAACCGTGGATAATGATGTTAGGCTAATAAAAAAGGAATAATGAAAACAACCTTAATAAACTTTTTGCACCTTGGATGGGAAAAGATAACATACGCGATTTGTTGCGGCTGGATATTTTCCTTCTTCATACCGATTAAAGGATTCTTGATTTTCACGGTTTTCGTTGTTTTCGCTGACATGGCAACGGGTATCATTGCGGCAAAGAAGGAAGGGCAAAAGATAAATAGCAAAGGACTTTACCGCACAATAGAAAAAATAGTGGTGTATTTTTGTGCCATTCTTATATTCGAGGGTGCAAGGAATACGTTTTCCCTGCCATTCAATATAACATATATGGCAGCGTTTTTAATCGCAACGGTGGAATTGTATTCTATTTCTGAAAATATCAAACGCATCACAGGTGTAAACTTGGGCGTATTAATAACTCGTTTTTTTAATCGTTAAAATAATAATCATGCAGACTAATTTAAAAGAGGCATTGAAAAATGCAGATGGAATAAAGTCACCGATGGGTGACGTGGCTTGTTACTCGATGAACTTTGCTGAGCTTGCAAGTGAAATAAATGTACACTTGGAAGGTAACAAAGTGAAATTCACTTGGCGCGAATACGTTCAACTTGCTCAAATAATTTGGGATAAGATTAAAGAAACAAGCCGCGAGTGCGCTGGCAAAGAAATTGAGGTGAAAGTTCCACCAAAATTATCTTTGATAACGGCAGCTTTTGCCCTTATCGGATTCAAGTTATAGGCGCAGCAAGAATCGCTACCTTATGCGTTTTACGGGGCGGTGCATTGACTTGCATCGCCCTTAAAAATATCAAAATATGAAAGCATCTAAATTTTGTATATTCATCGACGCAGGTCATGGAGGAATTGACGCAAAGAAAAAATTACCTTACAATTATACCACGTATCCTTCCAAGTGCGCTCAGCATAACAATGCAAAGTTCCACGGTTACGGGTGGTTCTTTGAAGGCGTGTTCAACCGAGACGTTGCGGCAAAGATTGAGCAGTATTTAATTGATTGGGGTTTTCCCGTGGTTCGCGTTTACGATCCTGTCTTGGATTTAACTTTGGCAAAGCGCGTGGCAAAGGCAAATATCAACGCCAAAAATTACGAAGATTCGTTATACCTAAGCATCCACGGCAACGCGGCGGCTTCGCCCAATGCAAGGGGTTTTGAGGTGTTCACGAGTAAAGGGAAAACAAGGTCTGATATTTACGCGGAATTTCTTTTTAACGAGGTTCAGGAGGCTTTCCCAAAATGGGTTTATCGCATGGATACCACGGACGGCGATAAGGACAAAGAAGAAAGTTTCTTTGTTATTACCCAAACAAATATGCCAGCGGTACTCAGCGAAAATGGATTCTTTACAAATTACCACGATGCTTTAATGATGTTTGACCCAGTTTTTCAAAATACGTTGGCTTTGTCTCATGCAAGGGCGGTCGTGGATTATGCGAAAACGCAAGGGGTAATCTTTTAAATAAAAAAGGGCTGGTTCAAATGCCAGCCCTGATATACACATCAACAATTAACAAATTAGTAATCAATCAATTATAAGTTTTATAAGCCTTGCGGCTGATTCTTTTAAAGTATCTGTTTCCTTTGAATGATAAAGTTGATAACAAATGCTTACCATTCTTTCTTTATTCATTGATTGATAGGTGGGCATCGTCTCAGGAATCAAAGGATTCAAGTAAAAATTTATTACCGATTGTTTGCTATTTACCGTATCGGCAAATCTTATAGGAGCTGGGCGCGCGTTGAAACATCTTTGCGCTTCCTTCCATTGTTCGGAGGTTAATCCGTCTGTTAATTCGTTATTTTTCATCTTTTAATATAATTTTTTGCCATAAGCGCAAGGAAAAAAGCGTCGATTTCGTCTTGACTTATTTTGACTGGTTTAAAATCTGGTTCAAATTTCAGTCGCTCACTTGCGACCACACGCATAAACACGTCTTTATTAAACTTTTTCCCCTTTGCCTCAGGTGAAATATTGTACGCCTCAATGTCATGTTTCTTTATCCATTCATAAGCAATTCGCGAAGCGGCTTGGTTCATGCCAACATTTCGGGACAAACGGGAAAGAATCGCGCGGTTTGTTGAATTATTAAAAGTCAGATTTTGAAGGCTTGAATCTTCCACGAGAACAATGGGGTTTTCGTAAACAACCCAGGCTTCAACGTTTTTCAAAAAATCTACAAACCTTTTGTATTTTTTAAACCTAACAACTTTATCTGTCATAATAATACAAGCAGCCATGCCGCTTAATCTTAACGCTGGGTCAACGCCTATCAGTGTTCTCAAAGTGTGATTGTTTTAAATGAAGATACAAAGTTTTTTGCCGTTGTTCCCGTGGTTTCGTTGTTTTCTTTTGCCTCAACCTTTACGCGTGGTTTCCTTTTGCGCTTTGGCTTTGGCTCAGGTGCATTGATTCCATAAGCCTCAACGCCCTTGTCAACAAAGTTAATTTCAAGCAGGTAACCGAAAACAACGATTGTTCCAACAAATAAAAACATGGTTATAAATTCGCCACCTTCGTACTTTTCCTGCAACCCAAAGAAGATTTCAACCAAGGCGACAAGCGTCGCGCCCAGGGCAATCTTCGGAGGGTAAGTGCTACGACCTTTCGTTGGATTCAAGAAGTCCATGAAAACAACGGCAAAGCGTCCGAGTTGCAAGATACTGGCGGCAATGATCGCAAGCCAAAAGTCAATCGGTAGAAAAATGGCGGTTAGGTATGCGTTAATGCCATACGTTAAAACGATTGTTAAAAGCATGATGGTTGGAATGTTATCTGAGATTGACTCAAATGTCCATTTGAACTGGGTATTTGTAAAATTCTTTTCCATTTTAGTCTTGTTTATTTGATAAACCTAAATGCTTTGCACCATCCAACCAGCCTTGATTATAAGCCTTTTTAATTTCTTCTTCATACAATTTAATTGCATGTTTCAAAGAATCAATCTGATAATCCAAATTAATAACATTATTTCTTGTACGTCTGTGAAAATATTGTAAAGACGTTTCTTTTTTCTTTTGATTTTCCATTTGTTTTTTTGTTTTTGTTGTGTGTAAAAAATAAGGGCAGCTGGGGACGCTGCCCTGTGAGGTGGCTATTTATTTTCTTTTGTTTAATTCCATTACGCAATAATGTATTTCGTCCTGATAATAACCATTTTTTGGATTA